AAGATAATCTCTAAAGACTCTTGCAGCATCTCTTACGCCACCAGTCTTTTTGAGACGATTTAGTTTATCTCGTCTTTGCTTACTAGCTTGTTCAGCTTTAGTTTTGGCAACACCAGGTTTTACAACCTTCGGTGCTTTTGCAACCTTCTTAGTAACTTTTACATTAGACTTTTTAAGTTTGTCATATGCCATAGCATCTTTAATTAACATTACTTGTCTTGAATCATATACACTTCCTATCTCTTTATCGTTATATCCTAACTTAGTTAGATAAGATCTCATATCTGATTTCATCCTAGATGCTTTTGCAGGATCAGCAAATTCAGGAATTAGTGTAGCAACTTTTGCTTGTTCTTCTTGAATATACTTTTGAAACTCATTCATTTGATTGTTACGAGTTTCTTCTTGTATCTTTTGTAGATTCTCTGCTCTTTTACGCATCTTATGTTCAAGCCTTGCAGCTTCAACAGGATCATCTTCGTAAAGTTTTTCAAAGTCTATGTTACTATATTCAGTTTGCAATTCTTGTTGTGCAGCTGAAGTAAGTTCAGTTAGCTTAGACAATTTTTGATTTATCTCTGATTGAGATTGTTGCATCATATCGTTGTGTAATCAGCTTCCCTTTGATACCCTCGAAGTAATTCATCAAGGGTCACCTCCATCTCACTACCATCAACTTTGACAGTATAAGAAGGCTCCTCTGAATTTTCATCAATATCTTGTGTAGCTTCTTCTTCAACAACAGCTTCTTCAGCTGGTGCTTCTTCTAGTTCTTGCTCCATATATGGAACATCACTAGGGTTTACAGTTTCTTCATCCTGTGATTCCTCTACAGGCGCAGCTTCTGTTTCAACTGGTTGTTCAGTTGTTTGTGGTTCAGGTTCACTAGTCATAAGACCAGAAATAACTTTACCAGCGTCTATTACATTAGTAGCTTTATCAGCCATAATTCACTCCTTATAGGTTAGTGTTATACTAGCACTCCGTTAGGGTGGTGCTATTTTTTAAGATCTTGCATTTGTCTATCTGCAAGTTTACCAGTCTCCATAACTGTACGGAGATGGTTTTCAACTTTACCTAATATCTGATATGCCAGGTATATGGAAAACCTAGCTTTATCATCTGTTGGTTTAGTTTGAAATATCGCTTGTTCATATGACTTTTTTAATTCGTCAAATGATTCTTTGTATAATTCGTTATCAAGTATTTGTTGAGCTTTAACGCCTCGACTACTTTCTTTGTTCAGGTTCGACATCTATTGCTATTGTTGTACTACTTGTTGGTTGTTCTGGTTGTAGTATATTTTTAGTAGCTGCGTCAAGCATTTGTTTATTACTATCGCTTAAACCTTTTTGTTCTAATGATGCTCGTCTTATAGCTTTCTCATCAATGTCGGCTTTATATTTAAGTTCAAGTTCTTTGATATGTCTTTCATTATCTAATACCATTTTTTGGTACTTGAGTTCAAGTTCTCTTAAACGATTCTCATATTGCATTTGAGCCGCTGCTGCTTTTTGCTGTGTTTGTATTTGTGATACTTTCTCAAATTCAGAAGGTGGTTTAGGTTGTCTAGGCATTTGTTGCATACCTGTTTTTGGATCTGTAAAGTAAGAAGCAACATCTTTTAGTCCTGCATTCTCAATAATACGAGCTAATGTATTATAAATATTATTTAGATTTACAACTGGTCCAGCAGCTGAACCTTGTAATTTAATAGCTTCTAATTGTCTTCCAAGTATTCCATTAAGTATTTGTAGTTGTTGATCTCTAGATCCTGTACCTAATCCTACATGAATAGTTACATTACAACGATCTCTCCACTCCATAGGATTCATAGGAATAAAATCATTTCTAATTTTTACTATTCTTTGTTTGTCTTGATATTTAACAACTAATTCAAATATCTTCTTGAATATATCTTTTACGCCTGTTTCAGCAAATACTCTTGCAATTAATTCAAGTCTCATTTGTGATTGAGATAGGATTGTATTTATACCTGATGCAGTTTTATTAAGTGTATCAGTATCCATGCCTTGATTATATTTGGTGATACCACTTCGTTCTTCTTTTACAGTATCTAAATATGTAAGTAATGGAAATGCTTGATTGCTCAATGGTTGGTTTTGCATTGGCATCATAACTTGATTCGGTGCAGCTTTAGTTCTAACAATGCCGCCAGGTCTATTTGTTAGCAAGTCATCTAAATTAACTTGACCATCCATAACAGCAACTCTGTTATTGTTTGTTAAGTACATATTATCTAGTACTTGTCTTAATACGGTAGATTTTACTAATTGTATATCTTCTACTAACTCAGATACTGATCTACCATAGAATCTATGAGGTACAATAATAGGCGTTACTGAACAGAATGGATGTGCATCAACAGGAACATTATCTAATATTGTATAACCATTATCACCTGCACTTGTGATCTTTCTCATTTCAGCTACGCCATCACCATCCATATCTACTTTGATGTATGACTCATATACTATAATTTCTTCTGTAGATTCATCGCCAACAGTTTTATCATAGTCATCATCTACATTTCTGTATCTAACTGATCTTTCTGAATTGTATTGTTCTTTATTTTCAGCAGGTAATGAGTAAACAAGATCAAAGTCAAAGCCCATTTCAACTAATTCACTACGAGTCATTGGAACTCTATGACATACAAAACTAGCATCATTTAAAGATTTAGCTTGTCTTGCAATAAGAAATTCTTCTGGCGGTATAGGTTCTACTTTAACTCTACCTTGAGAAGTTTTTCTTGAAATAACAACATCATGCAACTTAGGAACTTTAATGTTGTCTATTTGTTCTATAATTGTACTAGCTCTTATGTCTCCTTGTACTGATGCGTTCTCTAATTGTTCTTCAAGTTTCTCTGTTTGTTTCTTAAATGTTTCATCTTCGTACTCAGTATGTTCTAGTACTTCTACTCCGTCTTCTTCAATTAACATATTGAACTCATCTTCTGATAAGTTTTCGTATGTTTCTCTTTCTACTTTTTCTGTATCATTCCAATAAACTTTACATACACCATTCTTTTGTAATAGTGCATCTTTAAACATTGTATATAATGCGGTAAAACCATCATTATCTTTATTAAAAATATGATTTAAATAATCAGTAGCTTGTTCTGCAATCTTAACATCTTCTTGTGAAACTGGTTCTACTTTTACAACATTATCACTAGCTGTAAATATTCTAAGTAATGGTGGTAAAATAGATTCAATAGTATCTGCTACATCAGTTGAAACTACTTGTGATCTACCTTCTACTTCATTACCAAATGCTTCGCCAAAATAATATTCATTAGCTTTGCGTCTTGATTCTGTTAACTCTGAGGAATAGAAACCATAACTATTTTTAATATGGTCGCCTACTATTCCAGATATTTCATAATCATCTAGTGGTCTTTTTGTCATATTTTTCCTTAAACAATATATCTTGTATCTACAAACATAGGTTGTGTCCAATCAGTTCTTGTTGGTCCATCAACAGAACATCCATACCTAAAAGCATCAGCTCCGTGAGATGTCCAGTCATGTAGTGGTTTATTTTTAAATGTCTGCATTTTGTCATCAAATTGTTTTCGGTATTGACGCAAACAATCAATACCATGTTTACATTTATTTTTATCAAACCAGCATCTATCTAGAGTATTTCTTACAGCTTCGATTCCATGATCTACGCCAAGTTTAGGACATACTTCAAAATCAATTCCAAGTTCATATCCTACCTCTAGTCTAGATTTACCAGTTCCAAGTTCCCTTGTTGTTATATCATGTGGTGCAACATGTCGACCATAGTTATAACCTTTATCTGATAAAACATTTACATAGTGTGCAAGTGATTCACCAGATGTTTCGTAATAGTCAATTAAATGTATTTCATTACCAGTTCTTTGTGCAAACCAAATACTAGTTGAATCTCCTATACCAAGATCCCACCAAGTTTCAACATCAATATTAGGATCATAATCCACAGAGCATATACGATTATCTCGTTCTGCTTGTTGGATCTGCTTTCCATAATATGCCCCAGATACGGCAGCTTGAAAAGAACATTCAAACTCTTGCTCATACTGGTCTTGTGGCATTGTGAGACGAGCTTCTTCCAATTCTTCAGATGGAATAACTTTTGTTTCACTAGCTCTATATAATTTTGCATACCAATCTTCTCCTCTGCGTTTAGCTAAATCATAAACATCCCAGAACTGATTATGTCCCATGGGTGTTCCAATAAATATAACATATCCTATCTTATCAGCAATAGCAGGTCTGACTACTTCAGTCCATACTCTTGGAGACATCAAGGCATATTCATCCAATACAACTCCATCGAAGCCAAGACCTCGAAGGGCATCTGGGTTGTCTGCCCCAAAGATTTGAATTCTAGATCCATTCCATAGATCTACTTTGAGTTCTGTTTCGTGACGCTTCCCACCAAGTTTCATTAAAGGGTCTGTATATTCTTTTAAATAGTCGTAAGCGACTGCCTTACCCTGGCGATAAGTTGGTGCTATATACGCCAATCTTGCATCTTGTTTTTCACAAGCAGTCATAACTAAATGATTAACAGCTAATACTGTTTTACCAAATCGTCTATGACATACTAAAACATTGAACCTTCTTAATTCATTATGAATTGTTTCTTGTAAAGGTCTAGGTTCATATGGAATTGTAATATCCATTAATTCTTTTTCTTACGCCATCCTATCTGTACATTTTTTTTTCTACAGATACTTGTGGGTTATTCAATAAATTCAACATATATTTTAATGGAGTAGTTTGTCCTTGTCCTAATTCTGCCGCCAGGCGTTCTGCCTTTGTTCCAGCTTTAATACCTTTTGGTCTACCAGCACCTTTTCTTTTACCACCGTGTGCCATTATATTAATCCCATCATTTGTGCCATAAGCATTTTATTTAATTCTTTTGGACCCATACCAGTTGATGTATTAAGTAGTCCAGTATTACCATAGCCAGTATTCCTAACCATAGTATTATTAAATCCTGGAGTTTGTCCATCAATGCCTGGTCTAAATACAGGTGGAATAGCATCAGGTCTTCTTCTTGGTCCAGACGGTAGAGTTGGCAATTTAGGCATATTATCACC